ATGGATTAGCAGGCCCTGCTGGTGCTGGTGCTGGTGCTGGTGCTGGTGCTGGTGCTGGTGCAGCAATAGGACGTAATTTATTAGTGCCGTTATCATCGTACCATTCTTGTCCAGCTGGTGGTGTTGGTGCTCCCAGCCCTACAGGTGCACCCAGTGTGTTTCCTGCCTCATTAACCATATCAATATATTTTCTTAATAATCCGTTGAATTGTGACATATTCGTTATCCTTTTTTTATTTATTAGTTTTTGGGCATCAACGACATGATATGTTTCATCATATCTTGTGGGTTAAACTGACCGCTGTTACCTGGCAGTTGTACATTCTGGTTAGGAACTTGCCCTTGAAGCCCCTGGAATATACCGCCAATACCTTTTTGTATTTGTTGACCCATCTTGTCCGGGTCATTCAGGGTATCTACACCAAATTCTTGATCACCAATTTTTAATTTTGCGTTTTGAAACTGTTTCATTAGTTGTTGCAGTTTATCAAACTGTTCAGCATCCATGTTGCCAGAACTAGACGATGTGCTAGTAACATTTGCGCCAGGAGTTGCTTTCATTTGATTAAACATCGAATTAACATCACCGCCCATACCTTTCATCATATTAGAAAAATCTGGACCCTCTTCGTCAACTGTACGATCATTATGCGAAACACCGGCTAGTCGTAAAATAGCATGTTGCTCATGGTCAGCATTGCCTGCGCCCGGATCTTTCATGTCAATGAACTTTAATACTTTTCCTAATTCATCTTCTGCGACATCACCAAATGCGCCATCTTCAGCCGCTTTCTTTAATTTGATCTTAATACGCATTGCGCCCAACGGAAATGCTCCAGATTCTTTATCATAGAATCCGCTAATAAATTTGATCATTTCTTCAGTGCCATTTACTTCTGGTTCTAATCCAAACTCTGTAGGATCCATGCCGCACTCTTTGATTGCGTCATGTAATTTGATTTCTCTTGGACCCAAATCCATAGTGTGGTCGCCTGTAGCACCTTTGCTGATTGCCTTATGGATTAGTGCTTTCAAACGATCTTTTTCACCGCCAGGCTTCATTGGCTTTTTAAATGTGTTCTTTGGAGCATCGTGCGGAGTATGCTTGTGCCACGGTGCGTCATCTTCTTCACCTTCGGCAATCGGTGCCGCTGGCACTTCTGGGGGTAACGGTTCTGCTGGAGCACCTGCTGGTGGCGCAACTGGTGGCACTTCTGGCACAGGTTCTGGCGGAACCGCAGGTGCTGGTGCTGGTGTTGGAGCAGCCGCAGGTGCTGGTGTTGGAGCAACATCTGCTCCGCCTACTTCGCCGCTGTCGCCACCAAAATCAATTAGACCGTTTTGTAAAATTTCAGCAAGCTCTTCGTTATCCTGAGCTAATTCTGTTAACATAACTTCAATAGTAGTTGTTACATCTTTATCAGTGCTGTCTTTTGTAATTTGTTTTAGTTCTTCAATTTTAGCAATAAACGCAGGTAAAGGAATTAGTTTAGTTAATTCTTCTAGATTAATACCAGCAACACCTGGGGTTAGTTTATCAGCGGAAAATATTTGATTTACTTTTTTTAGGTTAGCCTGCTTAACATCTGGATTATGGTCAAAGATTCCTTGACCGTATTCATCTTGATCATCTTCGGTTACAATCGAATCCATAAAAGATTCAAATGCCAGTTCTGGATCTAAACTTTCATACATGTCAAACTCGTCTGCTCCAGGGATCTTTTTACCTGTTTCTATTTCATGTTGTTTGGCCGCATGTCTAGCTGACTTGCCTGCTTTTGCAGCAGAATCTTCATCAGGCTCGTCACTGTTAAAATGATCATCGTGACGTTTTTTATGTTCTTTGTAACGCTGATGCCAATCTGTTTTTATTGCCGCCTCAGTTCTAAATGATTCATCAACTAGGTCTTCGGCATTAAGTTCTAATACTGGTAATTCTGATTCATCAACAAATTTATAAATGTATGGGAACACTGCTTTTAAATCTTCGTTAAATGTACGAATAGTCAACCGATCGATTAGATCATTACTAATCTCTTCCGGGATCATTAATTCTTCTTGTTCTTCAAATGATTCTACAAATGATTCGTAGTATGCTGGACGCTGTAATTTATGAATTGTTTCTTTAATTTGGTCAATGCGATCTAATACACGATCAGTTACATTGCCCATTGCTTCGCTTACTTGTGCTTGACGATTAACATAACCTTTAAATTTGCGTAGACTTGCTAGTTCTTCTGATAAACTGCTGATGTGTTTGCCAATGCTATCATAAGGAGTACCGCCGTGCTTGATATGTTCTGCTAGAGCACGAGCACCATTCAAATGTTTGTAAGGATAACGAAAGCGTTCGCCTTGAGCATTTTCAATATAAATGCTGTCAATGTGCATTGTGCGGCCGGCAGCTAAATCTAAATTAACTGGTTGACTATGTTTAACAACTAGTCTTGCTTCACCTAGGTCTTGATAGCTCATGCGAGCATTACCATACATCTTATTTTCCATTATAGGTGCTTGTGGCATAACTGGTTCTTCCTTGGGCTTTGATTGATAATGGTAGTCACGCTTGTCTAAGCTGTCCTTACCTATGTTTTGTTCATCATATTTTAATAGACGTTTCTTGGCAAATATTCTAAGACCTTTTAAAAATTCACCGCAACGTGGGTGTTTTTTATCCACTAAATCACCGGCAAGTTGTACTACGATACCGTCATCTTCATCGAGTGTAATTGTAATAGTGCCTAATGACTCGCCATCTTCCTTGTATTCAAATTCAAAGAATCGACCTTGGTTCATTTCTTTTTTTCTAGTGATAACGTCCCCGGATTCGTTTCCAACTTGTATGTTAGGAAAGCGGGTTTGTATCTTACCGTAGAGGTCAAGCGCAATTTTGTCTAAATTAGATTCCATAGTATATTTATCAGATGTTTGAGGAAACAAATATGGGCAAGGGTGCTTGCCAGTCTTCGTCTAATGAGGATTCTATGGCAAGTTTAGCAAATACCGCAGGATCCCAATCTGCTAGTACTACAGTCATACGTACAATTAATAATAACGCTGACACTAAATCGTCGTGTTGTCCAGTTTTTGCTTTATAGGTCACACCCGCTGCAATAAACGTTTTAAGTTCACTTAGCAAGGCTTTACTGTTAATCTTCATTTGATCTTGTTCAATAAAGTATTTTAATCGACTACATGCTGATATTTTACTGCCATGTGTAGTGTTAAATCCCTTACGGAATTTACGTACATGTCCTTTTTTAACTGGCTCGCTAAGGAATAATCCTGGAAATGTGTCTTCGCCTAGGTTAGCAATTACCACTAGTGCGGCTTCACCTAAGGTGTTGTTTTCTACACTCCAGTAGATGCTGTTGGAGTAATCTTGGCTTATTTCGTCCTGGATATATCTAATTACATCTCTAAAGATTTTAACTTGATCTTGTATAATAGTTAAATTATGTTGCCACTCTGCGCACTGTACCATACTGGGCAATTCAAATACTTGTATACCAGCGTAGTCGCCGCCTGTACCTAAACTGGGATCTAACCCTACCAAGTAGGTGTTTCCCGGTGTTGGCTTTTTATACCAACGCACTTGTCCCATTTTAAATTGAGGCTCTTTGCCTGTCATTTCTGCTAGCTTGATACTGTTGATCAGCGTTTCATCAAATACCAAAAACTCACAACCGTATTCTCGACGGAAACGTTCTTCGCCGATGCGACCCATCTCAACAGATTTCCATTTCTCGTCTCTATCAGGATGTTCGTGCCACTCTGCTCTGAATCCGTGAAAACCGTTGCGACCCAGATTGTCTTCTCGCTCACTACCAAACTCGTCAAACAGGTCCTGTGACTCTTTCCAAATGTTGGCAAATGTATCTTCGTCACTGTTGGGCGTACTTGTGATAATCGCACGTCCACCAGTTGCTAGTGTCGGGGATATTGAAGTCCAAAACTCAGTGGCGATATTTGGTTGAACGAATGCAAACTCATCGCAATACAGTAGGGAAATTGACATACCACGACCAGTGTTGCCAGTTGTAGTAGCCGATACAATTCTTGATCCATTATCAAACTCCATTGACCCTTTGTTATAGTTTACAACACCGCTACGAATATAATCAGGGCATAATTCATATCCGTATCTAATACGCTGCATAATTTCCTGTGAGCCTGTGTATTTGTGTGCAGCAACTAGAATAGTTTGATCCGGGTGAAACATAGCATACCATAACAAGTATGCCGACGCACATGTAGTCTTGCCACTTTGGCGTGGCAGCATGTTTACATTGAATCGAAAGTCATGATAACTGTGTAGCAACCCTTCTTGATACTCGTATGGTTGAAACAACATCTTGCCTTTGACAGGATGTTGTATGTAAAAGAAATGTTTAGCAAAATATAAGTAACCAGTTTTAGGGTCAGCACAGGCAAGCAGATGTTTAATCTGCTCTTCTGAGAAGCGTTCAGTGGTATGCGCTTTTTTGGTTAATACGCCGTCAAGTGATTTTGCCATATGCTTATTTACATAAAAAAAGCACCCCTAAGAGTGCTTTTGATACTGCTGACGAAATTATATTAACGACCCTTAACGTGCTCGTAATGTGCGGCTAGTTGTTTAACTAGGCTCTCTGAAACACCCATTGGATTTCCACCGCCATTAACTTTCTCAGCTTCGCCACCCTTGCTGTGCATGTCATCACCTGTTGGTAATACTGAATTAATATTTAATGTGGTTTCGTCCGGATTTGTAGTAGCTGAACCAAACCCGCCATCATTTACATCTTCTTCGTATGATTCTTCTTCTGGTTCGCCGATCAAAATATCAGTTTCGCTGCTATGTCCGTGTTGTGGCTCATGCTCTGGACCGTCTTGGATATCTTTAAGAACATTTAATAAATCACGGATTCCACCGGCGCCACTGCCGTTCATACTAACATTCATAGTTACTGAATCGCTTTGCTTAGGAGCTTCGTGCCCCATTCCGCCCAACGGCATAATTCCCATTCCGCCACATTCATCAACTTTGCCTTCGTCGATTGATTTTATCTTTGTTAATAAGTCTTGAAAGTTCATATTATTTTCCTTTTCTTGGATCTGGATTTGAAACCTTACCAAGCGGACTCTTAGCAGATATTTTTATTTTTTCTGCTTTGACAATTTTTTCACTCGGGGCTTTCTTTGCTAAAATCTTTTCATTAACACCCTTGTATTGTGTTAATTTTTTTGTATGTGAGCCTAACTCTCTAAGCAAGCTCATTACTTGTTTGTCGCCAACTAACGATTGTCCATCTACTTCTTCAAGTGGTTTTTCTAAAAGTGCGTCACCTGAAAGATCATCATGTTCGTGGTTAAGAGCAAGCTCTTCTTCTTCTTTCAAACTACGTACACGAATATTTGCTGGAACAATTTTTAACTTGTTAGCAACTGCTTCTCTAACTGCTACAGTATTTGTTGGATAACTTACTGTTACATCAAAAATAGTTACACCAACGTTTTCTAATTTTGGAAAGTCAACTTGTTTTTCTGTAATAGGGGTAGTTTTGCCATCTGAGCAGGATTCAACTTTATATTGTGCTAACGCTTCTTTAATAGTTGCGGCACAATCTTTAGGGCAATCGCCCGCGATTTTAATCTTAAATTCGTAAACTTGTTTGCTTTCGATGACGTATTGTTTAAATGATTTCATTGTGTAATCCCAGTATTGTATTTATTTCATATTCTTTAATCTTTCGATCAAACTGTTGCGATCTGCTACAATAAAGCCATCACCTTGGATATTAACACTATTGTCTTCTTGATTAGCATCTTGATCAAGTTTAGCTTTCTTTAGCTGTAGTTCAATCATCTTGAGTTTTTTGTCTATTTTTGCGGCTTTAGCGTCAATAGCGTTCTTAAGCATACCGCCTGCTACTTCAAAAATACGACCACTATAACGTGCTTCGACGTTCATACCTAGATCCATTAGGTCGTCGTAGGCATCAGTGGCACGTTGCGCTAGTGCGTCAAATTCTGAATCAGCGGCATCACCTAGTCCTTTGACTGCGGGCAAGCTAGCTGAAATTTTGTCAAATTCTTCCATGCTACGTAAAAATGTATCAGGTTTTTCGTTGGCAGCTTTTTGCTTCTTTTTTTCTTCTGCCTTGATAAGTTCTTTACTTGCAGGCAGATTCAAAAGTTCTTCAAGTTTTTTCATACTAATACTTATCAGTTAAGGCCGTTCGTCAGGTTCAAAAATCTGTATATCTTTAAGTTTAGTTCCGCTCTTATATTGTGAGGTCCAAATATATCCGTCTATTAATCCTAATTTTTTACAAAACTCTGAATTAAACACACCGTCTATTCTTAATGTAAATTTATTTTCGCTTTCAGTATCTACACCGTGATTATCAGCGGCATTAAATGTATACACTGGGCAATTATAATAGATTTTTTCTTTCTTTATCTCATCGTATACAAAAGCAGGCCTGTTTTTAGTAAATTGAATTGAAATATGATGCATCTTACTAGGTAATAATCCACTATCTCGGTGTATACAAACTGGATTGTTTTTAGAATTTTCAAAAATTACAATTCTTCCTATCTCATCAAAAATGTTCCACGATTTAATCCAATTGTCAAGCAATGGAGTGTTTTCAATCCTTTCTCCGTTAGACTGAATTTTTGTAAAGTCAACAGCTCCCGATGCATTTCTAGAATTAAGATTTGGCCTCATAATAAACGTCATATTATTCCAACTAGGCTTTGCTAAACCAGTATTGTATACATAAGAGGTTATTTCTATATTTGTTTTTAAAGAAGCTCTAATATTTTCGGGAATGTATTGTTCAGCTCTCCATACATAGTAAGTTAAATATTTTTGATTGTTAATATCTTCAGGCACGTATGTGCTGTTATATGCATGATGAGATACTTTAGGATTTTTTATAATTTGTAATAGCTCTTGTTCAACGTCTCTAGCTTGAGTAGAGTCAACGTTAATAATATCAGAGAGATCAAAAAACGGATTTCCGCCTGTACCCATGCCAAGGATTCCAACTTCGTACCATTTAATAATCTTATATTGGAATTCTGGATTGATTTGTTTAAAACACAATATGGATGAGCGATCTTGATGTGGCATAACAATACTTATCGATTAAGTCTGTTGAAATAAATCATTTTCATTGACAATGCGGAACTTTATACCCTGTTGTCTACACCACATTGTGGCCGCGGCCCACTTGGCTTGATTCTTGACAAACTGTGCTTGATTGTATTTGTTTTTGCCCACACGCTCGATCAGCGTCTGGCTTGCAGGCTTAATTTCAATAAGTTCTACAATCATACGATTTTTCTTGTCTACATACTGTATGAAGAAATCTGGAACGTATACTGTACTGCGACCAGTTAGCGGATCTCTGTAGGGTATTTGTATTGCTTCACTTGCCCATTTTTGTACACTTTCGTTAGTGTCACAAAATCGCATGAAACTCCATTCCCAACTACTGCGGTATACGGGTGTTTTAAGTCCGACATATTTGCCGGGGTTAGTCATAGTAAACTTACCACGTGCGAATTTGCTAGCCATGTTATACTAGAATGTTGCGTGATTCGTAGTTGTTGGCCAATGGAGCGATTCTATAACCTAAGAGGCTAATTTTTTCTCTATATGTGTTTAACACCTGCGCCACTACTTGACTTAATTGTATTTCATTAAGTTTTTTCAATGTATCGACTAATTCAAACACGTTGATATTATCTGCTCTTGCTTGATTTAACAACACAATGCTAGTGCTTCTTGCGCTGTCAGAATCGAACCCATGCTTTAAAAAAAACCCAACTACTGTGTCAATTTGATTGCTTGGAAAACTTATTTGATTTTGAAAAAATTTATCAAAAAATTGACGTACTTCAACCCCACTATCTCCGGCTGTTTGTGCTGGTAAATTTATTGCCATATTATAATCCTAAAACAACTTTTGTTGCTTGTACAGTATTACTAACAGCGTTTGCCACTGGAAACGCAATGCCCTGTATTCCGCTGACTCCTTGTTGTACTGTGTTTAGCAAACTACCTGCTGAATTAGGAGTAGATGGAGCAGGTATATTTTGTGAGTTCTGATAACCGTTGATAGTGGTGGTTAAATTATTGACAAACGATTGCGCATTGCCTTGGACATTTACATTAGATACAAAACTTGGACTTGCCGTTGATTGCGCACCGCCGCTGAGTGGGCTCGGCGATTGGTCGTAGTGTTCCGATCCAAACCCCGGAGGATCGTCAGGTGTCACCTTACCATTACCGTATACTACTGCTTCAAACATAATTGTTGCGGCGTTATCGTGAGCAGTGGCTTCGGTTGAACTCAACGGACCGTGATTCCAACTGGCTATAATTGGATTTTGTAACGTATAGCTGACATATTCATGACGTGCCATCTGATATATTGTTATTGAATTAAAAAACGGCAATGTACTACCGTTGTCAAAACCGTATGGTGTTTTAATATAATTAAAATTCTTAGTAGCAGTTCTACCATAAGCACCTGCTGTTTGTGCTGATATGCTGTCAGCAAAATAATATGTGTAATAGTTTTGCCACAGTTGATTAATTAATCCCATATTATCGTCGTGGAATTTAATATTTGCTGTGGTATACTTATGACCAGTTACCACGTTCTTTTTCCTATTATACTGATTAAGTGTTTCTGTAGTGATAGTAAAATTAGGAAGATCTACACTTTTAACCAACATGTTAATTTCATTTCTATGTCGTTGTACTAGATCAATACTTTTTAGTGCAGCTTCGTTAATACTAAACGATACGTGATATAAGAATTTTGTTTTTGGTAGTAATCTAAATTGATCGTCGACAAACAATCGTGCGGCATGCTGATAATCTTTTAGATTAACATTAGAAGAACTGTTTAAATATTGAGTAGGTGTAAAGGCCATAATAATATTTATTTAAAAAATAAACTACGTAGTTAACTAATTGTCAAGAAAAAACCCACTAGGGTGGGTTTTTATCTTACTTAACCGCCTAACTGACCACCACCACCGGTGATGTTTGTACTGCGAGTTTGTTTGAAGTTTGGTGTGCCTACTCCAGCACTAGCACCTATTTGAACACAGTTGTCTGGCTGGATTGTAATAGTAATTTCAGCTTGCGTTTGAACTGAATAGTCTAATGCGTCATAGTTTGCTGTTGTAACGTAGCAACCATAGCACTCCCAAGTTTCCAATGCTGTCGGAACTGAAGCGCCGTTGCCGCCGTCTAGCATTTCGATACGCATGGTAAACTTATAGTCACCACCGGAAGCTGCACTGCTTTGCTCATAGAAGTCAAACTGCTTTTGTAACTGCTCGCCGACCAACTTGCTAACAGCACCAGTCACGTCATCACGTAATTTGATTGCCATAGTAGACCATACCGGCTTACCAGCATAGTTAATCTTTGAGTTGTACACTTCCATTGTTTGGTTAGCAAACGTAACAGTTGGTCTAACTGCTGTTGCTACTTGTTTTGTAAGTTCTGTAGTACCAGCAGACACGCCAAAGTTTTCAAACTGAATTCTGAAACGATATTTTAGTTTTGGCATCAGCATACCTTGTGAGGCAGCTGATTGTCCTGATGCTAGTGGAACTGTAAATCTTGATAATGATGCGATTGACATATTTTTATGCTCCGTTTATATTAACCTAGACCCTTGATCTCGCCAGTATTCTTCAAGCGTAATGGAATGTAAATAAATTCCACTGCTTTGACTGGTTCGATAGCAACGTCTAGATATAGTTCACTACGATCAATTCTAGCCGGAGTGTTATTACTTGTGTCACACACTACTAGGTAGTCGTATAGTGCACGTTGTCCTACTAATTCTAGTAATAGACTTTCTGCTGCACCCTTAATTTCATTACGTGTAATTGTATCGTTTGGTTCAAATACATATGGTTTCGCCAACTGAGCAAACTGTCTACGTAGATAAATTACCAAACGTGCCACATTAATACGATCTAAACTACTTGCGTTTTTAGCACGAGTATATTGACCATAGTTGACTAAGCCTGTACCTGTAATAAATGTTAACGGATTAACTTTAATGCTTGCTAATGTATCACGTTGACCGTTATTTAATGCCACTGATTGGAACTCGCCTTCGCCGGTAATGTAACCAACTGCTGTTGCGTTAGTAATGCCACCTCGACGTGTACCAGCTGGAGCGAACCATGGATATGAAACATTATCGCTAAGAGCAATGGTACGTAACATCATGTGACTTGGTGGAACAACTACGTTGTTGCCAATGTTGTCACTGGTATAACCCCATGGATAGAAGAAGCCTAAATACTCGTCGCTTGATACAAGACCTTTTTCGTTGTCTTCTAATGCGCCGTTAACGTTGTTACCCCAGTTACTTAGTGTTGTAGCGTCTGGGTGTAAACGAGCAGGAGTATCAGCTACAACAAATGCTGTTAGTCCACGATCGTAGTTTAAGCTAACCATTTCGCCTACCAGCTCAGAATAACCTGGGCAAGCAATTAAGTTAAACACACGTGATTCTTCATCACGGATTTGTTGGTTAGCATTTACAAGAGCTTGTAACGCTTGAATAACAACTTTACGTTGTGCCTTGCGACCAAATGTTCCAGAACCATCTTCTTGGTTACCAGCTTCACTTACCCAACGATGTGGATAGTACTCACTCATTGACGGATCGCCAATTTGACGATGGTTGTCAGCTTCGACATTGATATAGTCACGTACAAAACGCTTAACGTTAAATCCTGAACGACGTAAGTTCCATAGCAACATACCTTTTGGATATAATGCTGGATCTGGAGCATCTGGATCTAAGAAATCATATGTTAATAGTTTAGCAATTGAATCTGGTTCAACATCATCACCTGCTCCTGACCAACGTGCGTCGTGGAATAAAATTCCTGATTCTGAACTCTGATCTGAATTGTCAACTAACACCCATTTTTTAGTTACATAGTTAAATTTATAAATCTTTGGAAAGTTTTCTAAATCACTAGTGTCAACCCAAAGATCACCGTTACTTAATGCTGTGCCGTCACTTTGTACAGTTGGGCGTGTTGCGCTAACAATCGGACCAGCTGGATCAGTTGCGTCACCGCCTGGAGCAGTTTGATTGTAATTTAAGTAACCGACCCAATGTGTTCCGTTATGAACCATCATATCAACTTCGTCGATCATTGAGTTGTACCATAATTTTCCATCAGCAGGGATAGTTGACGGAGCGGTCGCACTTGCGTTAGCAAAACCAATACGTGAACCAGCTCCGCCGATAACAGTTGACGACCATAAACTTGCTAGATACTTAGTATCATCTGTAGGATCGCTTGGATCTCTCCAAAGGTTACGTGTTGCTAAACCAGCATTGTCTGGACTAGAATGATAAGCTGTAAAGATGTGTGATAATTCAGCACCAGTTTCACTGCTGTCAACGATTCTAAAGTCTCCGCCCTGTTTGTGACTAATTGTAACTTTACCAGTTACTGCGTCATATTCAGCGTTGATATTAATCAATCCCGAACTACCAATCTGTGCCACTAATTCTTCAGCGTCAGCAGAGCCAGCTGTTGGCCCTAATGCTACAAAATAGATAGTAGCCGGACTACTTAATGTTGCTGAACCTGTTAAACTTTCTGAGATAACAAATGATACATCTCTGCCGGCAGTAAATGGGCTAGTTGACATATTCACAGACTGGATAGTTGTTGCGCCAACACCGGCACGATAGAATAATTTGAAGTTAGCTAGTTGTGGGCCAGT